GAATTGGCTTGCCATACATCACCGACATATTTTCATCGATGGGGTCCATCTGGACCGCCTCTTCTGGCTTTTTCAATATTTCATCGATGTTCTGAATGCGGATCGCCTCGTACATCCGCTTGTACGCTTGGTACATATCGTGAAGCTGCGGTGCGGCCTGCGCCATTTGCAGAACGGCCTGCGCCTGCGCGATGCGCTGGGCGGTGCTAAAGATGTTGGGATCGGACACAGGCACAATGTCAATGCGCTCATCAAAGTCAGCGGCATAGATCGTTTCGGCTGCGCCAGCGCGTGAGAACGTAAACTCTTCGGGCAGATTTTCTGCGTTTAGAGCCGCCAGCATTTTAAATTCTTGGCCCTGCGCGTAGTGCAGGCGCTTGTGAATTGCGCTGAACGCCTTTGATCCCTGCTCAATCAGGGCCACGGTGCTGCCCACTGGCGCGTTGGGATTTACGTCACCGACATTGAGATCGGCTGTGGACGCAAAGCGTTGCCCCGCATCGACCATAAAGCCCAGCAGATTAAACAGCGAACCTGACGGCTCCTTAAACGGCAGCGGCATAATGGCCTTCGTCACGTCATCGACTGTACTGTCGAGATCGACAAATTCACCGGGGGATACTTGCAGATCGCCGCCAGTCACACGGCCACGCAGCTTGAACCCACCCTGCATATTTGCGAATGCGGCACTGTCGAGCAGGGCGCGAAGCGATCCTGTCGCCGCTTTGCCCAGACCACCAATCATGTGATAGAGGCCAAATCCATAAAAGCCTAAACCCGGCAGGAACTTGTACGACACGAACCAGTCGCGGCGTTTCTTTAGCTCATCGTCTTCGCGCCAATTGCGTCTGACCGACACGATCTTTTGATTGTCGTAATCGATTGTGATGCAGTAGGGCAGGGCGACAGCGTTATCGTCCTGATTTTCCTCATCCATTTCCTCGCCATCAATGCCGTCGAACAAATCATAGAGGTGCATTTCCAGCAGCGTGATTACGTCATCGTTGTTTTCGTATTCATCGACGCCCTCGATTTCGCCGATTACGCTGTCGGCTGGATCGATGTCTTCGCTGCCATCATCAGTTGTCTGGAGGTAATAGCCGTTTTGGACGTAGCGATTATATTCGTTTTTCGGCATTCTGATGATGTGGGTGTAGCGTGGGGATGTGTAGAGGTCTTTGCTATCTGGAGCCACGCAAAAGTCTTCGGCCTTGACGAACTGGCTGCATTGCCTGTCGAGATTTACGTCCCACCAAACCTTTTTAAACGTCTGACCAACCAGCGGTAGGTGAAACAGCATTTGATCCAGATCGGGAAAGTATTCGGGCATTTCCTCTGTGATCTGGTAATTCATAAATTCTCTGACCCTGCGGCCCTGCTCTTCGATTTCCTCATCTGGCTGACCAATGATGACCGACTTGATTGGGCCACCTGACGGGTAAAGCTCTGCAATGGCCTTGGCGTTAAACTGGGTTGCTGCTTCTGCGATCAGGGGGTGAACAACGATGGACAGGCCACGGGTGGCCCTCTCGTCTTCGCTTTCATCTAAGCCCCCGTCTGGGTCTAGAGTTTTGAGGCCAGCCTTGTAGCGGGTCTTCCACTCGTCTCTGGCGGCTTCATCGTTTTCGTAATACGACACAAGCTCCGCGCCCTTGGCCGATAACTCCCGTGCATCGATCTCTTCTGCAAGGTTTGCATCAAAGCCGTTGTCGCTTTCTTCGATTACGTCAAGCTCTGGATCACCGATCAGCACGTCACCGTCTGGAAGGGTCTCGACCATCAGGTCATCTGCGGGTGCGCCTTCAGCAAACGGGATTACATTTGGATCAGCCATATAAAGTTATCCTTTGCGGTTCTTGATGATCGTCCTCGTCGGGGTCTTCAGTGTGGCCTAAGAACCATCCTTTTCTCAGTCTTAGCCACGCTTGGGTGCAAGTGTCAACGATATCATCATTCGGGTGCGCTGGGAAGGCGGCACATATTGAGATCAAATCTTCGGCCCATTTGCGCTTGGGATAGAATATTCTGCCGTCTTCCAGAAGGGCAGATGCGGCGTGTGCGCGAGCTTCCTTGTCACGGTCTGGGCTGTACGCCAGCACTGGCACCCCTGCCTGCCTCAAATCATGCAGCAAGCTGCTTCCTGACGCCTTCTTCTCTATCAGCACTGCGTCTGGCTCCCAGTCATCGTATGCCTCCTGCGCCAGCTTGCGTAACTCTGGGTAATTAACTTTGTCGTACCACGCCTCCAGCACGATGGCGCAGTCGTATCCTTGATGCTTAAACACGCCCCAAGTGGTTCTGGCGCTAAAGCTAGAGCTTTCCTTTGTTTCAAAGGCTGTGTCCCACGATTGGATTACATATTCGATATTGTCGGGTAAGTTTTCTTTTTCCCACGGCACCCACCAGCTTGACTTGAGGATACCGCCGCCCTTGGGGCTTGGCCGCTGCTGTAGCTGCCCTGCGGCTGCGTAGGAGCCAAGGCTGCGCTCTAGGGTGGTCAGGGTCTTCTCATCCATCCTTTCGGGCCACAGTAGCTCCCCCTCCTCTGTGCGGGGGTCTGTGAAGCCAAGGCTTGAACGCATTGGATTTGGCGCTCCAACCTCATACCGCGCAGGTAGCATTAAATGATCCCACTCTCCTTCAAGTTGATTTGCCAGAATATGGCCCGTGAGGTCTTGTTCGTGCAATCTTTGCATGATGATGATGAAGGCTCCGGTCTTTGGATCGTTGAGGCGCGTCTGCATGGCCTGATCCCACCACTCCAGCACACCCTCCCTGACTTTGCTGCTGTCTGCTTCTATCGAATTGTGGGGATCGTCAATTGCGATAATGTCTCCCCCATCACCAGTTAGCGCACCACCAACACTGGTCGCGATTCTATAGCCTGTTTGATCATTTTCAAACCGCTGCTTCTGGTTTTGATCGTCGGTCAGTTTAAATTTGTCACCGAAATGCGCCTTGTACCACGGGCTATCGATTAGCCTGCGGCACTTAACGCTATCCCTGATCGACAGGGAGGAGGCGTATGACGCATAGAGGAACTTCTTGTGGGGTTGTGTGGCCCAAGTCCACGCAGGCAGCGCCACGGCCACGCTGATGGACTTCATGTGTCGTGGTGGCACGTTGATGATTAGGCGCTTGATGTCGCCTTCTTTTACTGCTTGAAGATGTTCAGATACTGCTTGAAGATGCCAATTATCTTTGAACGGCACGCCCGGTTCAATCGTCGGCCATGCGGCTTTCGTAAACTCATGTAGGCTTCGCTTATATTTCTCCGCTCTCACCTGTTCCAATGTCAAGCTGCCCAAAAGCTGCTTCAAGTGAACTGATTTGTTCATCGGATATCCTCGTAAGGTCTAATTGCGTTGTGTTTTTGTTTGTGTTGTCGGTGACAACTTTCTCGACCCACTCACCCTCGCCCCTATTTTTGAGCCAGAACAGCATTGAGACGTTGTCGCCCTCCACGGCTTTATTGAACAGCGTATTGGTCACGGCCTCAATTCCTTGAACCCTCCCCCTTTTTAAGCTGTCCGATAAGTCCGAATTGTTGGATTGATGAAGCATCAATGTGGACTTGCTAATGCCCAGCATTCTGGCGCACTGATCGACGTTTAGACCCTGCGACATATACCGTGTGGCGTTTGCCAGCACTTCATCTGATACCTTAAACGGTGGCCTGCCCATTGGTTTTTTCTCAGTTGTTTTTTTCGCCATGATACGGCCCTCCTGTTATTTCCATATAATGCAAAATTAAATTAAAAAAAAGGGTTGTCGTTCTTATGGTAAAAAAACCCCGCCGAAGCGGGGCTTGATGTCAACTCCCGTTAATTGCCATTGATTAAAGGGAGAGCATTGCGATGGCGACAATTGCGACAAGAGTTACGAAGGCAGCGCCTGCGATAATTTCTTTGCCCCAGCCGTCTGGTTTTGTGTTGTGTATGCTGACGTGGCCTCGCATATTGATTGCGATCCACTGCCCTGATCCTGCGGCTGCTTCCCCTGCCTGCGTGTGTATCCACAGGTGTGGGCTTCCCGCACGTTTGGAGCATTCTGGCTTTAGCCACTCTGGCATATCTTGGCTCCACTCGTAGCCCCTGAATTGCCAAGATTTAACGATCATAATTTATCCTCCTGATCTTCGACTGCTTCCTCTAATAATTCTTCAAGCATAATCTTTGCTTTGTATTCCACGAATTTTGTCAGATATTCTGCGGCCTCGTATGGCTTGTGTATTCTGGACAACAGCGCCTCTGCCATTATAAGAGATGGGTCGCATAAATCTCTGTATAATTCTTTAAGCTCTTCCAGAGACATTTTTTTACTGCCCCGAATATTTTTATTGGTCATAATTTATCCTCCTTTATAGTTTATGTTTGTCGCAGAATTTTTTCTGCTTTGGTGTTAATGGCTCATTGCAGAGCCTGCCCATAACTCTTCTGCCTTCATCTATGACGTACTTTTGGCATGTGTCATATTTTTCTTCTGGGCCTTTTGGTATGCCTGCGTCACGTCTTTTTTTTTTGGTTTTTTTTATTTTGACACTGAGCCACTCTTTTATTTTTTCTTCTGAGATTTTCTTTACTCGGAATGCATTGATTAGTTCTTGAACGCACGACTTGCCAACATTTGGAGTATCCAACATTTTTTGTTGGCTGACGTTATCCAAGAACTCATCGAAGGTCATTTCTGTTGCGTCCATATTCATTATTCCACTACGCAATCTTCCAGATATTAATAAATCTTTCATTATTTTAGCGTTTTTCCCACGCTCAAATGCTTTTTCAAACCTCTCTCCCATTACAACTCTACACCTTGCGTGTTCAAGACTTACGCCAAGATCAGCGCCTATTTCTCGGAAAAGTTTACCTGACCGTCTAAGCTCCAGTGCGTACTGATTAAGGTCTGTATTTCTGTTATTTCCAATCATAATTTATCCTCCCGTTCATCAAACTGGTGAGCCAGTCTGCGTAGCTCTGTTGCTGTGCCTTTGGTGATGACGCCTGTGAATAGTGGGCGTCGATCCTTTGCG